GGATAACGTTGTCTATATGATCATTAGCATGATAGCCAAAAAACATAATGATGATAAAATTATTATGAATTGCAACTTTGATACCTTCCGAACTTTTATGGTCAAAGATAAAGTTGGGTTGGCTAATCACCATGGTGTAAAGCATACAGGAACTTCGAACATGAGAGAGAAGGTCGCTGGATGGATAACTGGTAAGCAGTTTGACTTTATGGTTCATGGTCATTGGCATGAGTGGCATGTAGGTAACTGGCTTGGACGTTTTGTTATGGGAAATGGATGCATGTGTGGTCCAGATGATCTTGCAGAACAGATGGGCAAGGAGGATACTGCTAGACAGGGATACTTCTTTGTAACTCCTGAAAAGCCTATCTGGGGTTTTAGTTTTGTTGACTGGCCCCACGCAAACGATGACACGCTTAACCAAAGAAGAACGTGACCTTGTTCGAAGAGTTAAAGGTAAATGGACAGAGATATGCAATGGGTTAATGCATTTCACAGGAACAACACGTCCATTATTATTACTTGAATTCCAGGGCTATCTAGACTATCTAAAGGTAATTGAAAAAAAAGTTTCCTTCTGGGAGATAAGAAGACTTGAAATTGATCACAAGGTAGGTCCTTGCAATTTTGATGATAGAGTTATAATACTAAATGCAGTCTGCTCTCTGGAAATATATTTACCTGGTAAAATCGGAGAGATATCTATACACTTAACCTACGCTAGCGAAGATGAGAAATATAAATCTTTAAAAAGATGGGAGGCGATTATCTGTGATATTGAGGAACGAAACGATGACTGACAATAGGAACTCACCGATGTTTACTTTAAAAATTGTAGAAGTAAATAATCTAGAAGATGGTTCATCAGAAATGATTTTAGATATTCCTGATGAATTTCAGGAATGGTTTAAGAAAGAACAAGGACTCAAGAGATGGTCCAAAAAACGGTTTCAAGCTTGGCTTGAAGACGCAATTGAAAAAAACTTATTAGATCTTTGAGGACAACGAATGAATAATTGGCAACAAAATGTAGAGGATTTCCATAAAAAATTTGAACAAAAAATTGGAGATGCTCCTGAATTTTCAGATGAAGATACGATGAAATTAAGAATTGCACTAGTCGAAGAAGAATTTTTAGAACTTAAACAAGCATACAGAGAAAAAGATTTCCCCTCTTTTGTTGATGCAATTGCAGATTCAATTTATGTTCTTCTTGGAACAGCCACAGCTACAGGAGTAGATCTGGAACCTATCTGGGAAGAGGTTCAAAAAACTAATATGGCTAAAGCTATTGGAAACAATAGAGCAGACGGAAAGTTACTGAAACCTGAAGGTTGGTCCCCTCCAGATATTCCTACCCTTCTAAAGAAGCAGGGATGGAACGATTAGTCGATGACTATGTACACTGGTGTCCAAGTTATCGAAACAGAACAATCCCTTATTGACCAACTATATGAAACAAAAGTTATCTCTCTGTACGGAGAGTCCAAAGATTATCCTGAAAATGTATACCTTGTCTGCAAAGATAAGACCGGAGCAAACGCTTCTGCTCTAGCTAAGATTGAAAGAGGAGATCTATGCTTGTTAGATCCCGATATCTCCTGTCAAAGTCTACGTCCCAGGAATAAAGAACAACGTATGGCAATGGATGCCCTACTTGATGATGAGATCAAAGTTGTTGTTCTTACTGGAAGAGCAGGGACAGGAAAGACATTGCTCACTCTTGCAGCTGCTATAGATAGAGTTGAAGCCGGTCAGTATAAAAGAATTATTCTTACTCGACCCATGAGTTGGGTAGGTAAGCATGGACTGGGAGCATTGCCTGGAGATGTGGATGAAAAGTTTCGACCATACCTACAGAACTACTTGTGTAATTTAGAATTTATGTTGGGGGGGAACCCAGAAGCAATTGTCGATCTGGTTCACCAATATAGAATCGAGTTCATCCCTATACAATTAATCAGGGGTGCTTCTTGGCACGATGCATTTATCATTGCTGATGAAGTACAAACTCTAGACTACCATGAGATGGTAACACTAGGAACAAGAGTTGCAGAAGGAAGTAAGCTTGTTATCATGGGTGACCTAGGTCAAAGAGATGAGAAAATTGAGATAGAGAAAACAGGAATTTACAAATTCATAAATTCAGAAGGTGCAAAACTAAGCCCTCTTGTTGCTTCACTGGAACTAATAAAAAGTGAACGCAGTCCAGTAAGCCAACTATTTGCAGATGTTTTTGAGGTTTAATGGCTAAGGACTATGACTATGAGAACTATTCTTACATAGATCTTAGGTCTCTGTCCACTACAGTAGTATCCGTAACCTCCTCAACATTACCGAATAAAGATATCGTCTTTATTTATAGAACTTCCGATGGAACTACTGCCAGGGTGGTATGCAATAGCACTGTTACCCCTCCTACAATTGACAGGTTCCAACAAATAATTTTAGAGCTAGAGGAATAAAATGTCAGATCCAGCATTCGAACCACGAGAACTTAAAGCTTCTCAATTTAAATTAAATGAAAATTTTATGAAAGAATACAAGGGACAGCAGCCTAACTGGGGTCCCATAGGATATGTTACCTATAAAAGAACATATGCACGACCAATACTAGAGGAAAACAGATCAGAAGAGTGGTGGGAAACAGCTTCACGAGTAGTAGAGGGAACTTATACTATTCAACGTTACCACTGTAAGAAGCTAGGTCTTCCATGGAATGCCAATAAAGCACAGAAATCTGCTCAAGAAATGTTCAAATTGATCTGGGATTTCAAGTTTCTCCCCCCCGGTAGGGGCTTATGGATGATGGGGACTGACTTTGTGTGGGAAAAAGGAGGAGCTGCCTTAAACAACTGCTCCTTTGTAAGCACCAAGGCCCTGTCTACTGACTTTGCAGATCCCTTCTGCTTCTTAATGGACATGTCTATGCTGGGAGTAGGGGTAGGTGGAGACACTAAGGGAGCTGAGAAGGTTAAAATCAGACAACCCAAGCCAAGCAAAGAACTCTATACTGTCACAGACACCAGAGAGGGCTGGGTTGAGCTTGTGAGAGACGTTCTCGATAGCTACGTAGGTAAGGGTATGTTGCCCTCAAATATCAGCTACGACAACATCAGACCCTATGGGGAGCCCATCAAAGGATTTGGTGGAACATCTTCTGGGCCTGCACCTCTAGAGAGACTGGTTCAAGATCTCCAAGATATTTTAAACCCAATGATTGGTGAACGAATCAACAGCACCACTATCGTAGATATCTTTAATGCTATTGGTAGGTGTGTAGTCAGTGGAAATGTCAGACGTTCTGCAGAAATTATGTTTGGTGAGGCTACTGATCAGGAGTTTCTAGAACTCAAGGATCCAGAAATTAACCAAGAGATGCTTGAAAAATGGCGTTGGACAAGCAACAATAGTGTATTCGTTGATGTCGGCTCAGATTACTCAAAGTTATCTGCAATCACAGCAAAGAATGGAGAGCCTGGTTACTTCTGGCTTAAGACAGCACGAGAGTATGGCAGGATGTGTGATCCTCCAGACTACAAGGACATGCTTGTTGAAGGAGCCAACCCATGCTCAGAACAATCCTTGGAGTCTTATGAGCTATGCTGCTTAGTAGAAACTTTTCCCGCCAGACATGAGACTTCTGACGAATACAGAAGAACTCTCAAGTTTGCCTATCTGTACGCGAAAACTGTTACTCTCGTTAAGACACACAATGAACGTACAAATGCTGTTATGTTACGCAACAGAAGAATTGGGACTTCTCAGTCTGGAGTTGCCCAATCATTTACGAGACACGGCATACGTGAACATTTTCGATGGTGTGATGAAGGATACAAATATATACGAAATCTGGACGGGATTTATAGTCGATGGTTGTGTGTACCTGAGTCGATTAAAGTCACGTCCGTCAAACCGTCTGGAACTGTATCACTTCTCCCTGGGTCTACTCATGGAATTCACTTCCCCTACTCAGAGTACTACTGGAGAACAATCCGATTCGATAAGGGTTCACCCATCACTAAGGCGCTTCGGAATGCTGGATATAGAATAGAGCAGGGAGAGACAGAGACCACAGCAATTGTTTACTTCCCTATCAAAGAAGAAAACTTCTCTACTTCAGTACAAGATCTATCAATCTGGGAGCAAACAGAAATTGCAGCTCAGATGCAACACTACTGGGCAGACAACCAAGTATCTGTTACCATAAACTTTAAGCCTGAAGAAGCTAAGGACATTAAAAAGGTATTAGAACTGTATGATCATAAGCTAAAGTCCATTAGCTTTCTTCCGTTTATAGAACACGGATACAAGCATGCCCCTATTCAACCGATTACTAGAGAAGAATACGAGAAAGCTTCTAAGAAACTTAAACCAATATCATTACGGCAAGAAGGCGATACAAACACTGAGGCAGGTGGCAAGTACTGCGACTCAGATAACTGTACGATCTGATTGTATATTTTGTCTTCCAGACAGGGAGATCATCTGGGAAGACAAATATTTTATAGCTATTTATGACAAATATCCAGTAAGCAAGGGTCATGTGCTACTCGTTCCAAGAGAGCACATCCCTTCCTTATTCGATCTCCCACTCAAGACGTTCATCTCCTCATTCCTTGCATTACATTCAATAAAAACTATACTGGACAAACTTCACAACCCAGATGGATATAATATTGGAATGAATTTAGGTAAGGCCGCAGGCCAAACTATAGACCATCTTCATATACATATCATTCCACGATATGAAAAAGATATAGAAGATCCCACAGGAGGAGTCAGATTTGTGATTCCCCATAAAGGGAACTATAAAAAACCAGGCTTTATTCCAAAGGAAAATAAGAAGTCTAAGGTTAAGGAGTGAACATGAATAAATTATTAACTGTATGTCTGTTGTCTCTAAGTATTTCTACTACGGCATTAGCCACAGAAGAAGCTCAGGGTAGCATCGATAAGGTGCCTCAGACGTTTAGTATGGTTGCAGATACAGAGCAACCCATAGTGACAACAACAGCCTCAGAGGCTCAGGTAGAGATCCCAGAAGGGAACGATATCCAAGAGGCACTAACTTTAGGCATGCAAATGCTAGATGCAATCAATGCAGGGAAATTCCAGTTAGTTTTAGGCCTGTTATTAATGATGCTAATTTGGGGACTTAGAACCTTCTGGGGATCTTTTCCTGCAGATGCAGTTCCCTGGATTGCAGCAGGTATAGCTACTGTTGGAGCAGCAGCTGTTGGTCTGATTTCTGGGTGGCCGTGGGAGAAGATACTCACAGACGCCCTAACAGTATCAACGTCTGCTGGAGGCTTATGGAGCTTGGTTGGAAAACATATTTCCAACCTTGGAAAGAAATAACTTAATACTCAAGGTGTAATATGAGCAAGGTATCTCAAGAATGTCCTATTTGTAGTGGCAATTATATAGTACTTATGTTAAATGAGAGTACTCAATCGGTATGGCCAGAGTGTTGGAAGTGTGGGTTCGGTGGACACACAGAAGAAGACAAGGTGGCTTTACGTATTGATAAGAAATCAAATCCAGACATGAGTAGTACTGAATTATTTAAACAAGCCGCTCAGTTATGGGGCGAGTACCTTGCTCTTCTTGAGCAAACAACACCAAAAAAGGAAGAAGACAACTAATGTCAAATGTAATTGAATTACCAAACCAACAGAAAGAAAAAGAGATGGATGATAAGATAGTGGATTCTATTCACGAAGAACAATTTGATTCTAATAAGATAGAGATGATTAAACGAGGCATTCTCGGAGGGTTGAGTATGCTTGATAAAGCTATTGAAACTTGCGATGTTCCCTCAGACGTGACCACCATGATGTTTTCTGTTCAGAAAACTTTAAACAATCTAAACGAATTAGTTGGGTTGGTTGAACATGATATGATCGGGCTCATTAAGAACATGGAAGCTCAGGCTGCAGGTCAATGGACCACTCAAGCCCACTTGCAAACCTTAATCGATACCTTAAAGACAAATGCTATAGTCACAGATGAAGAGCTAGAATTCACTTGGAATAAATTGATTCCACCAATGATGGAAGAAATGAAACGTCAGCCTTGAGTAGTTAGCTCAATATACTTTCCTAAAACATATTTTATTTCTACAACATTAGACTGAGACCTCATTACATTAGACAGAACCTCTGCGATCTCCTCAGTTGACCTAGTATGTAAACTTTGTATCCCTGGAACAGCCACCTTAACTGTGGTTTGTTCCGGGGTGTAAAGTGAGTTATCCGTAACGATATCTTCTTGAGTTTTGTTTGTTTTGTAATCCATCAGAATAATTTTCCTTAATTTTTATTATAATAGAATCGAAATGATTCTTAACTACTCTACGATCCTTTTGCAGGATGTGAGACATTTGTAATATACTTTTATCTTCTTTAAACTTCAAGAAGATAATGTATCTCTCATAGGGAGACAGGTTGTTAAGCAGAGTGAAGTCCATACCGTGAAGCAAGAATGTTAAATCAATTCTAAACTCATTCTCTGTGTCTTCTGTTTCAGGAATAGAATATTCTTCTGTTACAATATTCACTTCGTATCTAAGCCAATCTCTTAGCCCCCAGATAGATCTTCTAATCATGTAGCTTCTGAGACTTGTCTCTGGCTTATTCTTTTTCGAATTGTATTGCTTATGATAAGATAACCAAAGCAATGCTAACTGTTGTTCTAGGTCTTCTCTTGTAAGGTTAAAGGTACGTTTCCTGTCCGAAAGGGCCTCTGTTATCGTATCCTCAAGTGCAATTGAAAATTTATTTTTAGGGAATACGTCACGTTCCCAGTAAGTGTCGTAGGTAACGCTTACTAGCTCCTCAAATTCGTTTCTAAAACGTTGTAGAACATTCATTTCCTCTGTAGGGGAACACTATTCCCAATTAGGTATAGTGTCTTTATATTTTTTATCAAGTTCATTGTAATATGCCATGATAGGCACATCCATTTCTATAAAGAACTGATCAGCTTGGGTTCCACGCCGACCAACGACTGCCCGTAGTTTCTTAAACTCTTTAGGATAAAACTTTTTAAATCTGCGTACAGCAGTTTTACCTTTTGGATTAAGCTGTCCCTTAACTTCAAGCCATAAGGTTCCAACCTTGAAATCAGGTAAGTAAGAAACAGTTCCGTGCTTAATACCTTCAAAAAAGAAACACTCGGGTTCATATTCCCATCTCCTATTTTTATAATTTAACCAGCGAGCAACATTCGCCTCCCAACGAGAACGCATGAACTGCCCATCTAGGTCTTTACGCTTACCAATGTAAGACTTTTTATTTCTTTTAACTGTCGTAACTTTTCCATCTAATTCATTTAACTTTCGAGTAATTGCATTGCGAGATTTTGCGAGAGCTATCGTAAGCTGATTGATAGGCATGTCATCTCTATGTTCCTTAAGGTACTCTACCTCTATAGGACTCCACTTTACTTTACCTCTAAACATCTCTCACCTGCGAAAGATACGCGCTAAAGGCTTGTTTAGATTTAGGCCCAAACAGGCCATCAACTGTGCCAGTATAAAAACCATCAGCTCCAAGTACAACTTGCATATATCTAGCAACATTTCTTCGTACCAAATTTAGGTCTACATTTATCCCAGGGCAAGTCTTTCTTAGTCTCTTACTACCCTTAAACATTGTCCAACCTGTACCTTTCAATTCTCTATGCCCAACAACCTTATCAGGAGTCAAAGCTAATTTCAAACAAATTTCCCCACAACGAGTCTCCAGTGTATGTAGTAGTATTCGTTTAGGTTTGTGGACATCTTCACCTTGTTTGTTACTGCACTTATAGCACAATGCAATACCAAGAGAGCCAGGATTCCACATGCCTACGTGCCACGAGGTTTCATTGTAAGGTAGGGTACTGTAAAGAGTACCATCCTTACCTATCATCTCATGATAAGTGATAGCAGGACACCCAGTCTCTGATATGTGGTTAGGTTTGATGTCATACTTCGCAATACGTAATGGGGTCGTAGCCCAATCAGTTGTATGCACTACTATTCTTTTGATTTGAGATATGGGTCTTTGCTTGTACCTCTTTGAACGATGTCGAGGTAGTTCATCTCTTAGGTCAATAGGTTCTTGAACGTTAATTAGTTTCAAACCTGCTTTATAATCAGTTGCCATTTTCTTTTTTGATACTCTTGAGGTAGAGGTATCTTTCCCTTCTGTACTTTTTTTCTTTTTCCTTAAGCTTTTTATAATGCTCTGAATTATCTCTATTAGTCTTTGCCACTTCATATCGACTCTTATTATACACTCTTATTTTCTCTTTGATACTTAAATCTCTAGAGTAGTTGTCTGCTCCAGGCCCAGGACCAACAGAGTTTATCTTAGATAATAAGAGGTCTTTCGTTAACTTCTCTTTGTAACTTATTCTAATTAAATGAATTCCTTGAGAGGCACAAAGATCATCCTTCTTGTCATCCAGTATCTGGCCACGCAAAAAACTATCTTTATTTTTATGGAAAAATGAACTCTCCTGAGAGTGCTGTATCCCATCATATTCAAACCCCAAGAACAAATCATGAATATAAACATCAAGATGAAGTCGTTGTCCTACTGAATGTTGTTTCTCTATTAACAGGGTGGGGTATATGTCCCGCAGTAATGTAAAGAGGATCTCTTCTCCTTGAGATTTAACCCTCTTCACACTAGACTGCAAGTTCAGTTGAGAGCATATATTCTGTACACCACTAACTGGTCGGGACAAAACTTCCGCCAGTTGTAGATAGGTGTAGGTATCTTGTCTCTCTAGTAGTTTTATTAGTATTTCTTTCTCTCTGTCTGTCCATTTTTTAGTCATTTAATCCTCAGTAGTATTTTTGACCCTCTGGGTCTTGAAAGATTGCTTTAAAAATTTCTTCATCAACTGAGAAATCTAGTGAATCATAATCTACATACTCATGTTCTTGTAATTCTTCTTCTAGATTACGCAATACGATTGCTACCAATTGTTTTTTCCTAAGTAAATTAGGAGATTCTAAGTCATTCTTTTCGTGAACTAATTCCTCGAAACGATTTTTCCATTGATTTACCATAACTTTATTCCTTGTTCAAAAGCCTCATGTCCCCTCTCTTTCATATCTAATAAACCCTTGTCCATTACCCACTCAGCTAAGTCATTAGCTAGGTTGTCATCATCAATAAACTTTAGGTTAGCAAATACATCTTCACTGTAATTAACTGTAGTTAATACAGCCTCTTCTATATAGGCCTTACCTTTTATATCTCCCTGAACACCCACCATAACAATGAACTCCCTAAGCCCATAACCAACAGTAGCCATGTGCAATAGATGTCCGTTACCAGGCATTGGAAAGATATTTTTATTTTTAATACTGAAGCGCATATTTAGCTTTTCTCTTTAGGTCTATTATCTCCTTCCCCATCCAGGGTATCTAACAATTGATCATAGGCATCTCCTCCGATATCTCTTGTCGAATGAAGTATACGGGGTTCTAATAACTCTTCGCAACGTATACATTTTAACATCACATAGGTCATCTCGCCAGCTACTGCAGGCACTTCTTGTCCTAAAATCACATTGTGATCAGATACAAAACGCCCCACCTTAAATTGATTAAACCATTGTGAGTCACACTTTGGACAAGATACACAATCGGTTCTCTTCTTTTCTTCTGCTCTTAAAGCAGCAAGATTTAGTTTTTCAAAATCAGCATATGTCTGCATTTTTAGTTTCCTTTTCTTTTTTGCAAATACATTCAGGGAACGGTGGACTCTTATCTTTAAAGTCCCATCCTGTTCCCTCACACTTTACACATTTTTTTATTGTTGGTTCGGTATCTTGATCCTTTAAGACTCCAATTACCTTACCGTCTTCATCTTTAATTTTTAACATTAAAGCTCCTATAAATTACACTTACTGTAATACTTACAACTTATACACTCATGACTAACAGAAGGATAGAAGTATTTTTTCTTAATAATTCTACACATGTTGTCTATGTAGGTCGCCGTTCTTCTTAAGGAATCAGTATCAAATTTAATAATATTGATGTCCATCTTCCCTCTGTTCCCAACAGAGAGGCACTGCACAGTGACTTCATCGCAACTCAGATGCTCACTAACTAGCCAAGCTAAACCCCTCACCTCTATATCGCTCTGGTATTCTTTTTTGGTACAGTAGGGATTCTTATCTATATGGGTACAAACAATGGGATTTCTTAAATTAATAACTGGGGCTGTCCCTTGAATAAAGATTCCAGAAGTTTCCACACCAAGAGGAACATTAACAAAGGCTTCTGTGCTCCACTGTAGATAGACTCGTTCGTACCAAACTCCGAGTGCCATTAAGATATGTTCTGAGTTCTTCTTTGCAATGTCATACTGTTCTTTACAGTAGACGTTCGTGTTATTAAAAACTTCCTTGTCTACCCACCCAACTATCCTTCTCCAGTCTGCACGATACGAGGTTTCCATGACCTGAAGAATTGCCTTAGTAATGATGTTGGATATGATACGTTCTTGTTCTGTAATAGAAACAGAATCTTCTTTTAAACTAAAGCAGTATGCAACTGGACATCTAGAAAAGGTCTTTAATTGTTTAAGATCTAGTCTCACTTTCAACCTTCACTTTCACAAAGTTGATACGTTTGTCTAGGATTAATTGCTGAAGTGCTTTCTGATCCTTAGATAGCCTCGCTGATTTTCCTGTCTTCACATCAATAAAATCTATATGTCCTTCCTCTTCCAAACAACCAAACTTTATTCCAATAAAGTCTACAATGTTTCCCAGGGGAATGATCCTGTCATAAGATGCCTTCATCTCTACATAACCTACAAGCTCACCTAGTGCTCCCTTTTTTACATTGGCACTAGAGGTTACGCTCTTCAATACTTTTTCTGGAACCTCGGTTATTATCTTCTCTAGATGCTCTATGTTGTGCTGGATCACTCCAATGGATTGAACAGAGATCTCGTCTCTAACTTCATCCTTAACTCTTTCTCTTAACGATTCCTGTATTATATTTTTATACTTATTTATTATGAAAATGAAAGTACATAGCACAAAGCTACACACTACTAATGCTTCAACAAGATTCACAAGGTAGCTCCTAACGTTAGTCCAAATCCCCACT